GTCGGTTTTCTTTTTGGGAGAAAACCGACTAGAGGAACAAGAAAGAAAGAAAGAGAAGGGGCTCCAGCTAGTGCGGCTAGTAGGCTTTTGCTAAGCACTAGAGAGCCCTGTTAGTTGTGTTCTTTGTCGAGAAGCAAAAGCTAGCCAAGTGAGTTAGCAAGTAAGTTCTTTTCATAGGGGCGCCAGCTCTTGCTCGAGGCACCTCTGGATTTTGCAGGCGGCACATAGTAGTCCCGCCGCCCCGAATCAAATCATTCAATTAGCGGCCTCTAGAAGGCCCAGGAAGGCCCCTCTAGGTTGGCTCAGGTATGTTTGTTCATTTTAGAGGGTGAGGCGCCTTCTAGGCCCTTCTAGGCCCCGGAAAATGAATGGAGGCTGAAAAGCCTAATTTCACGTAGGTGCCAAACGTGCGCTCAGAGGCCTCTAGAAGGCCCAGGAAGGCGGGTCTAATTTGCGCCGCAAGTTGTAGGGTGGTTAGAAAGCTACAGCAGCTAGAAGGGCTTATAAGCCCTTCTAGAGGCTTCTGCTTTCTTCCACCCCATTAGCAAGAGGAGAAAAAAAGGCATTTTTTTTGAGGAACTTTGTTAAAAAAGAAACTACGGCAGCTCACCGTAGATTCTTAAAGAAGCCATAGAAGAGATATAAGAAAAACTTATTAGAGGGAGCCGCAAGTTAATTTCACCCCAATTATATAATCAAATACCACCATGTGGGTGTTTAACAAAAGCTAGAGGCCCCACTGGCAAGATCTAGCGGCACCAGGCGCAGGAGAGCTGCGCGCCTCATTATTTATTTTTTGTTTTAAAAGAACCATGGGAAAGAGAAAGCCAAAACAAACTAAAGTAGAAAAGTATCAGCTCAAAACAATGCAGCAAGCACAAGGAATTGGGGCTGAAGCGCAATCTGCACTAGAGCAAATAAAACAACAATCGGCGCAAACAATTGCCGACTTAACTAGAAGAAATGAAGAAGCAATGGGGCTAATAAGCAACCAATTGCAACAAACTGAGGAAGAGCGAACCAACTACCAGCAAAAGCTGCAAGAGTATTTGCAACAGCTCACAGAGATGCGCCAATCCTACTCCACTGCATTAAGTGAGAAAGACGCCCTATTGGAACAAATAAGCAAGCAGCAGCAAAATGAATCCATGTCAAACAACCTAATGAATTCTTTGTTATCTGCTACAGCATTAGCTAGACAAAAATTTGCGGAAAGAACAAGAAGAAAAAGAGGATTGATTGTGTGAGGGTAGTTAAAACAAACATAGACTTAGATAGCTTGATTTCAAGTAAGTCAAGAAATAAGCTGATAAAAGAAGACAAACCAGATAAAGAAACCCGCCTACGAGCCAAACGCACCAAAATAAAAGGCGGAGAGCACACAGAATTAGAAATAAGGGCTCTCACAGACATGAGGGCATTTGCAGATTTGATAAAGTTTCATGGAGGTTGGGATAGTTTTGGCGCGTGCCATGATGAGCTGGTAGACTTCATAACAGCACCACAAACAAACGAACAAGCTTTACAAAAACTTAAGTTTAGTGGAGAGGAAAAAGGGGCAGGGTTGCGGCGGCTTGTGCTCATGCCGCGGGGCCACCTAAAGTCAACAATAGGCACTGTGCTCTACACTTTGTGGCGCATATACAGAAATCCCAACATTCGCATATTGGTGGCTTGTAATTTGCAAACTTTGGCTTTGTCTTTCATAAGAGAACTTCGCTCTTATTTAGAAAACAAAGAACTAGAGAAAGTGTGGAACAATCGCCCCCACATTGAAGGTTCTTTGTTACCAGCATTAGACAAACGCAACCGCACTCGCAATAGCAATTTTGAAACCGAAGCTGAAGACAAGAAAATTATTTGGAGCGCCACGGCTCTTCAAGTGAATAGACCTGGTTCTTTTAAAGAACCCACAGTGTTTGCCACATCAGTTGGCACCACTGTAACAGGGATGCACTACGACTTAGCCATATTGGATGACCTAATAGACTTTAAGAACATTGAGAGCCCAGCCAAAAAAGCACAAATAGAAGGGTGGATTGCAGACATAGAGAGTGTGTTAAACCCACCCAAAGTGGTGGAACTAGGCACTTCTTCTTTCTTGTTTTCCGACACAGTAGGAGGAGAAATACTAGTTAGCGGCACTCGTTATGCCGTTGATGATTATTATGGACAAATAATAGCCAATGCAAATGAGTGGCACTACACAGTCTTCCAACGTTCCATTTATAAAAATGGACAAGATGCAAGCGAAGGGTATTTGTGGCCGGAGCGATACAATGATGAGATTGTGGCGAATTTGCAAAAACGCCTACCTCCGCGAAGATTTGCTTCCCAATATCTGAACAAAGTGTATGAGAAGGACACAGCGCTTTTCGACACTGCCCAAATACAAGTAGTTGATTCTTCTTGTTTCTTCACCTACGCAAATAATTGTTATTTTAAGCTGCCCAACAGTTCGAGACTTGAGAAAGTGCATCCAATAATTGCAATTGACCCAGCTTTCTCCACATCCCGCACTAGTGATTATTGTGCAATCGTGGGGGGATTTAAGCTGAGCGATGGCACATTGGTGGTGCAAGAAGCCGTGCTGGGGCGCCTCACCACAAATGAAGTGGTAGAAGCCACACAAAAAATGGCAATTGCTCTCCACACTTTCAGAGTTTTTTATGAACAAAATGGTGTGGGCATGCTACTAGGAGATGTGTTTAAAAACGAGAAGTCTTTTGTAAATGGGCGCCCATTAGTGGCTCTTGGTCACTATGAGCAGCGAGTGAAAGACAGCAAAATACAAGGAGTGTTAGAGCTGCCCATAGCAAGCGGCAAATTGTGTTTTAGCGAAAAAGTGAGGGCAAACGAAGATATTTGGCACCAAATCTCCAACTATCCTGTGACTAAGCACGACGACTTCTTAGACGCATTAGTCACATTGTGGGAAAAAGCACACAATTCAAGAGAATCAATTGATTATAGTTTCTTTGTTTCTCAAGCAAATGCCAATATGGTAGCAACAAAACTTCCTCTAGATTTGTTTAATCAGCCTTCCTTTTTAGCCACCTACAATTCATTTTTTAACTAACTAACTTGAAAGCGTATGAATTTGCAAAATGACCTTCTCCATTCTCTAATAGAAACAGAAAGACAAGCTCGCACTCCCCTCAATGCAAAGTGGGAAGAGCTTTGGCGCCTCTACAAAACCAACCCTTTGCGAGTGCATAACAATGAGGGATGGCACTCCAAACTAAATGATGGGCGCATTTTTGAAATCATTGAAACAGTGGGAGCTTATTTTCGCAATGCTTTGTTTCACTCCGACTATTGGGTGGAATTGGAAAGCAATGAGCCGGGGCTTGCCGAAATTGTGCCCTTAGCCTCTGCTTATTTTCGCAATTGCCTCAATGCTTCCAATTTGTTTCGAGAACTCAGAGTTGCCACAACTCAGTTGCTTCTAACTGGCTTTTGTGCCATGAGAGTGTTTTGGGATGAAGAAGAAGACAAGCTTGCCTTCGAGTGCCTCAATGCCTCCCACACTTACATAGAGAGTGGGCGCCGCTACAATCCTAAATTTTCCTACAGTTTTAGAGAGTTCTTGTTAAACAAGGCAGAGTTTTTAGAATGGGCAAACTCTGGCTTTTTTAACCAACTTTCAGAAGATGCTGACTCTGCATTTGAAAAACTCTCCACAACAAGTCCTTCAAGCAGAGAATTAGCCGACGACCTTCCTTCTCCTTTAGCTAATGAGTTTGTGGAGGTTTGTGAATTTTACGACCCAATAGACGGGCGCCTCTATAGGATTAGTGACAACATAGTGCTTCATGAAGAGGAAGGACTAAGTGAGTGCCCTTGGTTGATTGGTCTCTTGTTTGAAACACCCGAATCTGCCTATGGCATTTCTCTCATTGATAGCAGCTTGGGGCTCATTTTAGAAAACAACATTCTAATGAACCGGCGCCTCGACAACATAGCTGTGTCGGTAGACAACATGTGGTTGTTCATAGACGACGGCATCACTGACCCCAACCAAATCAAAACAGAGCCAGGGAAAGTGATTAGTGTGGGGCGCCCAGATGCCCTCACTCCTCTGCGCCCGCCAGCCAACAACTTCAACATTACTTACAATGAAGCTGCTGTGTTGGATGCAAAAATTGACCGCAACATAGGCACTGGAGCCATGATTAGTGCCAACACATTCCGCACTGGCGAGCGCGTGACAGCACAAGAAATACAAAGTGTGAAGGAAGCCGGCGGCAACCGCCTCACTGATGTGTTTTCTTTGTATGAAAAAACTTTCATCATTCCTTTGTTGCAACGCGCCTACAAAATAGTGAGAGCCCACACCACCAAACAAAAAACTATTAAATTGAAAGGCTCCAAACCAGGCGTTAGCAACTACTTCAAACTACTTCCTTCCGACTTAAGAAAGTCTTTTACAGTGCGCGTAACTGCCACACAAAGCTTAATCAATCGCGATCACAAAATTAAGCTCCTCACCGACTTCATCACTCTCACAGGCAGTGTGCCGCAATTTGCTTCTTTGTTGGATTGGAAAGCCCTCTTTTATGACCTTCTTGTTTCTTTTGGTTTTGATGACCCAGAAAAATATGTGGTGAAGCAAGAAGAAAATGAAGAAATGGCACCAGCTGACCCCACCTCGGCTTCTCCTTCTTCTCCTTCTTTGTCTCCTTTAGAAGCACTTAATCAACAACTGATGTCAATTGGCGGACCTTCTTATTCTCAAGCCCTCCAAGAAAAAACAGCGGCTGGTGAAGTGCCTGAAGCTTTTATGGCTTTGGGAGGAATGCCACCTTCAGAACAACCCATTCCTGACGAAGAAGCGGCTCTTCTACAACAAGCACTCTCCACTCCTCTCTAGCTTTTTCACCCCAATTAATTATTTGAATACTACTTTCAAAAACCATGATTGATTTAAACAACCAGACAACGGAAGCTTCTGCAAATGCCATTAGCGAAAAGCTAAATGAGCAACTGAAAGCTTTCCAAACACCAACAATAAAAGCTGAAGTTAGACCAAATCCAATGGCTTCTCCTGCTCAACCACAACAAGAAGTAGAAGAGCAAGAAGAGCAAGAAGACCAAGAAGACCAAGAGCAAATAGAAGCTCCAGAAGAACAAGAGCAAGAAGAAACTCCTGATTCTTTTGTTCAGGCTTTTGAAAATTATTTTGGACTAAAACCAAATGAAGCCTTAGAAACGGTGAATCAGTTGGTTGCTTTTAAAGACGAAATGACTCTCATGCGCTCTTGGGGAGTGACCCCTGTAGAATATGACCAGCGCATGGAAGCAATTAAGAGCTTCTATCAAACCCTCCCAGAAGAAGGGCGAGAGCAATTTAATTCTGTGGAAGGCGCCATGGCTATTTGGGACCACTTAATAAAAACAGGACAAACCACACCTACAATGGCTAAACCCCCCACAGCTTCGGCTTTTTCTCGCACCAAACCTTCCTCCTCAAAACCAAAACTCGACATTATTAAAAAGTCTGAAATTCTAAGAATGGACAAAGCCACATATCAAGCTAACTTACCTCGCATTACAAAAGCCTTCCAAGAAGGACGCGTGATTGATGATGTGTGAGCAATAAGGAGCCAGCTTTTGTTTGCGGCACCCTTTGTCCTTTCATTCTTTGTTTTTTCGTAGTTAAATCATATGCCAGCAAATTTTACTAACTCAAACAACTCTTCTCTCAATTTACAAGCCACTTATAAAGGCAGTGTTTTCACAAAAGCTGACGTACAAGAGTGGATTAAGAAACAATGGGCTACTATGGTCCGGCGCGAGCTAGACCAAAACTTGCTCATGCGCCAATTCACCATGAACGTTGCTTTTCCACAAGGCAAAGTTGGCGACACCATTACAATCCCCACACTTGGTCGCCTTGGCGTAAATGACAAAAAACCAGGTGAGCCTGTAAACTTACAAAGTGCAAGCACTAACTATTGGCGCATAGTCATTGACAAATACAAAGAAACGTCCTTCATGGTTGAAGATATCACTTCAATCATGCTAGACCCCAGTGGTTTATTGTCGAGCAATCTGGCTAAAGAAGCTTCATATGCCATTGCTCGCGATCTTGACGCGCATTTGCTTGGCTTACGTGCTTGTATTCAAGCTTATCCTGTACAAGTGGTTTATAGCCACACTACTGGTGGTATGGGTGCGGCAAACAATAGTAAGCCTTTCACCCTCGACGCTTTCTTAAAAGCTAAGCTCATTTTAGACAAAAATGATGTTCCGGCAGATAAGCGCGTTTTGATTGTTTCTCCAACTCAGTTTGCGCAGTTGCTTGCACTTGATAAAGTGCAATCCATGTTTTATCGCACTAGCGCTCCTTTAGAAAGCGGTGTGGTTGGAACTCTCATGGGCGTTCCTGTCTACATGACTTCCATGATTGATGCAAACAGAGCAAATGCCTTTCCAAACGGAAGTACTACAGTTAACACACCGGGTGTGAAGCTTGATGCTGACCCAGGAGCTGATGGTACTGGTGTTAAGTTGTATTTCCCCACTCAATACGGTGGTCCAACTGCTCCTGCTTCTTTACCAACTAGGTGGTCCACTGATGGTACAGGCGTGGCAGCTAATGCTCAAGAGGAAGTCCATACAGCCATCATGATGCACCAAGAAGCATTTGGCTTAGCCATGTTGCAAGAGCCAAAAACTGAGATGAGCCGCGAGACTTTATATCTCAGCGACGCAATGGTCACTTCTACGTTGTTTGGTTGCAAAGACTACCGCTACACCAATGCTGTGCTAATTCACACCAACGGCACCATACCTACTCCGTAATTAAAGGATGAAAGCCGATGAAGCTCCTTGATTTTCTCAATTCAATTTTGCAGCTAATAGGAGAACCAAGGCTTTCATCTTCCAATGGCACCTTGGGCACCACCGTAAAAAATGCTGCTCAAAGTGCCATTTTGATGATTGCCACTACTTTACGCCCACAGCAATTTGAATTGTTGTTGTCTGCCACTCAGCCTATTGAAACTTTACCAGGCACGGTTCTTCAAATCTATTCTTGTTTTTTGGAACAAAATAATAATTTCAAAAAAATTCATTTTCTCCCACTTGAGCAACTCAACTACCACATAGGCTATAGCTTGGTTGGCAACACTCTCTATGTGAGCAACAAGATTGAGCAGCCTTTTCTTCTCCGCCTTCATGCTCTAACTTGTCCCACACTACCAGCTTCTGACGATGCTGACATAGGCATTAGCCCCCTATTTGTGCCTGCCATTCAGCATTTAGCAGCCTCCATTTTATTAACTTCCTACTTAGACGACACTGCTTTAAGTTCGGCCCACCGAAACATGGCCGATGCTCTTATTGCGCAACTAAGGGGCACCACAGGCACAACAAGAGGACGCTCATTTAATTTAGGACTATGAACAACCAACCCACTAACTCGCCTTCTTTTCCATCTTCTTCTCCACCTTCTTCTCCACCTTCTTCTCCACCTTCTTTCTTGTCGTTAGAAGAAGAATTTGCAATTGCAGCTTTTGCTAATCAAGCTTCCAATTTAAGCCGAGAACAAGCAATTGAGCTTCTCAAAGAAGTCTATCGCCTCTATGTTGTGACAAGAAAACTCTATTTAAATGAACTTGCTTCTTCTTTTCTTCCTTCTCATGCAGTAATTTTGTGAGGAGGTGATTGTTTATGAGCTTAATTTTGTCTCAACAAAGAAAAAATTCAAATCAAGAAAAGCCAATAATGGCGCCTTTGCCAGTGGTGAATGCAAGCCCAACAGCAGAAGAAGCAGCTGCAATTGAAGCAAGTTTAAATGGGCAGCCTGCACCAGCTCCTGCCCCTGCACCTGTGCCTGAAAGTGTGCAGGAATTTGTGCGCCCAGACGTGGCAGAAGCAGAAGCCAATGCGCTTCCCCTTCCAGAAGCAGAACCCCCTCCAGAAACAGCGTTAGCAGAAGAGCCAGAAGCCTCAATTCCACAAGAAGAGGAGCGTGTGGAAAAACCATCTTCTTTGTCGAGGGATTTAGAAGAGGCTCTCAATTTCACTCCTGTGGCGCCAGAGCAGCCCATAGGCGGAGGTGGGGAAGACGCTCTTTTGTCTTCAGTTAGGCAAATGCCGCAAGTGTTGCGGGACATACAAGACTACACTCAAGACTCCAATTTATATGCGCCCGAAATTATTGCTACAAAAAAGCCTCACATCTACGACACACTCAATCCGCAATCAACAGCCGACCTCATCAAGCAAGGAATTGCTGCTCTTAATTCCGCAGCAGGAAGACGCTATCAAGCGCAACAACAAGCAATAGAGAAAACAGAGAAAATTTTAGGTGACCGCTCTCGCCTCTTAAATGTGCCGAGAGCAGACAAACAATGGCACTCCTCTCCTTCTGAACACAGCTCCAACCCATGGTTGGACATTTTGTTTGGGTCGGCTCAACAACAAAAAGAAAGCAACTTCAATCCTTTAAAAGGAGAATTTGGGCAAGCAGGGGCTGGTGTGTTAGGTGGGTTAAATTATTTGCTCGGACTTCCTCTCAACCTAACGTTTGCAGCTAGTGCAGAAAAAGACAAAAAAATAGGGGATTGGCTTGAAAAGCTGGGGGTGAAGAGAGAGAAGTATGATGAGCTCATACGAGAGGGCATCACTATCTTGTTGCCCGAAAAATACAGGTTTAGCAGAATTCTGGGCTACGACACTGAGAAAGCAAAAAAACAAAACCTAATTTTAGATGCTTTGCGAGGTGGTCAAATTGCAGATACAAACGACCCTAAAGGAAAAAACAAAGGCATCTTTTATAGTCCTCGCCGCCCTGCCAACGTGAAGGGAGCGCCAAGCAATAATCCTGTGGGGCAGTTTGTAAATGACATACTTGCCATTGCTAAATCCGACCCACTAGGCACAGCCATTGAAGTTGGAACTCAGCTTTTCAACCCAGTTGATAATGCCGTGGGCGACATTTTGAGGAGTGCGCTGCGCAAGCTTGGGCGCCGCTCTTTGTCCGAAGCTGCCCAACAAGGAAGTAAAATATCAAGTGGAGCTTCTCCTCCTCCCAAATACCCACCAGTGGGAGAGGCTGAATGGACTCCTCCTTCTTCTCCTCCTCCTCCTTCTTCTTCTTTGTCTGTTCCTAAAAGCCCTGGTGTGCCAGATGTGGTGCCGCCGAAAGAGCCTCCGCTTACCATGAGGGCTTGGCTTGAACAAAACTTGTTGCCCGGAAATGCAGATGGTGGTTTTGCTTCACCTCCTTCTTTACCTCCAGGAAAACAACAACTAGGACAAAGCAATGTAAAAGTGGAGTTGTTGCCTCCATCGTCTTCTATTACAAAAACTTCCCCCACAGGAATTGAACAAAAAATTCCTCCAATTGAAATGGAGGCTAGATTAGAACAAACTGCTTTGCAAGGAACTGCTCCACCAAAACAACTTACGGGAGGCGCCGACTCATCTGCTCTTACAAAAGCTTCCCCCACAGAAGTTGAACAAAAGCTTCCTCCCATTGAGATGGAGGCGCGGCTAGAAACCGATGCTTTACCAGGAACTGCTCAACAAGGAAGAATTAAGGGAGGCACCGAATCCTCTGCTCTTACAAAAGCTTCCCCCACGGAAGTTGAACAAAAGCTTCCTCCTCTTCAAATGGAAGCGTGGTTAGAACAAAATGAACTACCACCAACTAAAGTGGTGCGAGTGCCAACCAACGACATAGAAGTGGTGCAAAGTGCTTTGCCTCCCA